GGCTAGTGCGTCTTTTGCCGGCGGTTGAGTGCGCATAAAGCTGGCGCCAACGAGGAGAGAAAAGCCTGCGGCAATTGAGAAAAATGCTGCTGATGAGGAAATGTCGCGCATGAGGGGGAGGGGTTTGAGGGCATATTACAGCATTGGCCGGGCCTCGCGAAAAAACTGTTATTTTCTTTTACAAAGTCTGCCGGGTCTTGAAGCGCGAAAGAAGCGCCGAAACGCTTCCTTCGCGAACCGTGCCAAACCGCTCCTGGCCCTACGCCACCCGACCCTGCCGTGCCCTGCCTAGCCTGAACGCACCCCGCCAAATCTACTCTCTAAAGAGAGCAGCAGGGAACACCGAGGTGCTCCTTGCTGCCGTCTGCAACTGTTGTCCTGCCCTGCTAAACCATGCCAAACCCGACCGGGCCGCACACTGCCAATCCGCACCCGGCCATGCCCGGCCAGATCTGCCCTTTTGGAGGGCAGCAGAGAGAGCCTAAGCCCTCAGTGCTGCCGTCTGCAACTGTTGCCTGGCCAGACCAACCCACACCATGCCGCATCTTGCCGAAGCTTGCCGAGCCTCGTCCACCCTTCAAAGAGAGCAGCAGAGGGAGCATAAGCCCCCTGTGCTGCTGTCTGCAACTATCGCCTGACACCGCCATGCCTGAACGGACCCGACCGTGCCAAACCGAACCTTGTCCGCCCTCCATAGAGAGCAGCAGAGGAGCCCGAAAGCTCCCGTGCTGCCGTCTGCAGTTATAACCTCACCCCGCCCGACAGCGCCCGTCCGTAGCTTGCCTATCCAAGTCATGCCGAGTCTGCTCTCCAAAGAGAGCAGCAGGGAAGGCTCGCGCCCTCCTTGCTGCTGTCTGCAACTGTTTCCCCGCCGAACCCTGCCTTGCCGTGCCGCGCCACACCGAAACTCGCCGGAGCGCGCCTTGTCTGCTTTCCAAGGAGAGCAGCAGAGAGCACCGAAGTGCTCCGTGCTGCCGCCTGCAACTGTCGCCTTACCAAACCGGAACTTGCCTTACTTTGCCATGCCCGATCTCGCCGGAGCCAGCCTTATCTACTCTCCAAAGAGAGCAGCAGAGGGGAGCGAACTCCCCAGTGCTGCTGTCTGCAGCTATAGCCCTGCCGCGCACGACCGTGTCAGACCCAACGCCACCGTATTGCACCCGGCCCAATCGCACCTGAGCGTGCCAAGTTGGGACTTATACCAAAGGATGCCCAGCATGATCAAGCTACTGTTTCAGCGAGCATCCGGTTCAGACTTTCAGTGACGGGAATCACTTCAGTGTTAAACCGACCGTGCTTGGGCCTCCAATCGCCCAGGCCAACCAGCTTGCCAGCATCGCTAGCCATTTCAGCCACATCACCAAGGTTCAGCACGTCGGGATCGTACTGAGCCGTGGCGTTGATGTTCCAGTGACGGAACATTGGACGAGTGCGCATCACTTTCGCCATGCCCACCTTCACTCCAATGGTGTGGGTAAAATTACCACTGGCAAACATTTCCGCCAGTGTTTCATCGTCAATGACATCTGGCTTGCCTTCAAACAGAAGGGGAGCGTGTTCAGTGAAGAACAGGCCACACTTAGCTTGAGGGCCACGTTTGGACTTTTTGGCACCACCAATCATCGTGCTTTCGATCACATAATCGGGAATAACCAAATCGCCATCAATGCGATAAAGACCAGCAAGCCATTCAAGGCGAGCCATCTCATCGTAGTCGGAGTCAGTCTTTTTGCGCTTTCCCGAAATCGCTTTAATTGCCTTGGAGTAGGCGTTGCGAGGATCTGCGGTCTGACCGTTGTGGCACAATAGTGGGCTCACGCCCTGGAAACGGATCTGTACTGTGGGTAGCTGAGACATGATGTCTGTTAGAAAGCAATGGTACGTAAAGAGACGATGTAGCTACAAGAACGGGCTTAACTTGCTTTTTGGGATCAAGTTTATAACGCTGGCGGCGGACAGAATTGGTAATGCCGTCATGACATTCAACGCAAAGAGTCAGTAGGTCTGACATTTGCTCGTTGCCAAATGATGGGTACATGAAGTCCGGTGGTCCTGCGTTTTTATGATGCACCTGCAAAGACGGCCAAGACAATTCTTCAAGTTGTTTGCGGGTAATGCCGCAGCCTTGGCATTGGTGGCCATCAAAATCAAGACGTTCTTGACGTTTGCTCCTCCACGCGGAACTTGCGTAGTAGGAGTTGTCGGGCATGGGAGAACACCTCTTGGTGAGCGACTGGCTAAACATACCACAAAAAAGGGCACCCGTGAAGGTGCCCCGTGTCGTTCTCTCTTTAAGCCTGCCAGAAAACCGTGGAAAAGTAAGCATATATGCTCATCCTCTGACAGGCATATATGCTGTTCGCGAATGGCGAATGCCTACACCCGGCTGAAGCAAACCTTGGCAGTCCCTTGCCCTAGCGAGGCGATGCGACTAAATGCGCCTGAACTAAGGTCCAAAATGCGACCACCATGGAAAGGCCCTCTGTCTGAAATTACTAAATTGACGCTGCGACCATTGGCAGGGTTGGTCACGAGGATGCGGATGCCTAAGGGCAGGCTTGGATGGGCGGTGGTCATTGCATTGGGGTCCATGGGGCGTCCGTTGGCCATTGTGCGCCAGGCAAAGCCGTCGCCGTAGCCGTAGTGGCTTGCATAGCCGCATGACGAAGCAGCCTCCACTGCAGCAGGCGCGAAGCCAATAAGCAGGGAAGCGGAAAGAAGAATAGTTTTGAGCACTGTTTTGGGGGAATAATTAGCAAGGACTGCCAGTCGCCTGTCAGCAAGGCAAACCCTACCACAATTCCCCTTGCCATTGTCGCCTCCCATTCCATGCTATGCTGCACAAGCAACTTGGTCCTGGGGCTTTGGCTCTGCTCTCGCAAGGGGGTCCGTAAGGGTGGACGCTGCTGAATGGATGGGCTCTTCCGTAAGGATTAGCCGGGCGTTCATCATGGTTGGCCTGTAAGGCATCCATTCCCTTTGAGCGTTGCTCAGGAGCCGCAGTATCGGAAGGTTGCAAAGAGGAAGGGCCGTAAGGCCCTTTTTCTTTTGGGAACCATTAAGCTGCAATGGTATGGAAGGCAAGCTTCTTCGCGCTTGTGAAGCACTCAGCTTCTCGGGACGGAAAGAATTGCGTCATTAAGAAGGGGCCCTTCAGCCCCTTTTTTTATTGTTTCTGGCAGGAGCAGGATGGACACTTTGCCTTTGTCTTGTCTTCCTTTTGCTTCGCCCATGTGGTGTCACCTGGAATGGGCTCTAGACCGACGAGCCAGGTGTCATACGTAGGTTCGTTGCGCGGGTCCATTGGCTTTTCCATGGCTTGCTGGCATTTTCTTTAGTCTAAAAGCAAAGGGCTACAAAGCTTTTCCTTTGCCATTGTAAATTTTTGCATGGTTAGCAGCAATCATTGCTTCAGCTAAACTTTCGCCTGTATCGCTGCATATAAAATTGCCTAGCATTCTGCCATATTTATCATCTTTATAAGTTTGCACGATTAAGCTTTTTTCTTTAAGCCAATTTTCAACAAAAGTTCTTGAAGCAATGCCTTGAGCCTTTTCTAGAGGATCAATGGTGCGAAGTTCAGGAGCGTCAATGCCTTTGATTCTGATGGTCTGAGACAATGTAAGATTAAAGCCAATGTCAATATTAATAATTACAGTGTCGCCATCAATGATACGCAACACTTCTTTCACTTTATAGGTGAATAATTTTCCTTGCGAAGTGCGAGCACAATGATCTTCAATTAATCGAACTAAAGTGTCCGCATTGAAGCTATCAGCCCAATTGCAACGGATTAAACGGTCGCGAAGAGTTTCAGTCATTTTCCTTCTAGTTGATCAGCGAGAGCGTAAAGATGATGGATAACCGTGAGGCCCATCCAGTCGGAGCTGCATCCATCGGCAGCGGCGCGAAGAGCTTCGACCAGAGCGTTACGCGGCAGAGAATCACCAACGGGCCGGTCTTCGTTATAGGCATTTAGCACTGCCTGCGCGGCGGGGGGAAGTTTAGTCATGGCACCAAAGCAAAAACAATCACAACAAGACTAAAGACAATAACTGCTGCAACAAAGAAATGCACAGGATACAAAACTAAAGATATGCCCTTGGCAACAGGTACTTCAATAGGGAATTTAGTCATTGATGCCAATTGTTGGGTGCGTTTATATGGTTGAAGGATTGTGCCAAGGTTTCCCAAGCCTTAAGATTTAACCGTTCCCGCTCATAGTCAAATTTGCAATTGTTTTCTGTCATGATGGCCGCTTCAATTTCCCCTTGAATAATAGAGCGCAGCATGTTTAATTGTTCGTTAGTCATTTGTCTAGCTCCTTAATTAGTTTTTTAAGTGCCTTAAATTCTCCCCAAGTTAGCTGGAAAGACTGTTCGCTATGGCTGCTTAAATGAGCGTCAAAACCTTCGCCGTTATGCCATAGACACACTTCAATAAAATCATTGGGCTTGGCACAATGGTCAAATTCTGCAAGGGATGTAAAAGCAGCGTCAAGTTTGTAGAAGGTGATGTCAGTCATCGAGGGCCTCCAGGGCGCGTCGGATGATGTCGCAGTCGGCAGGAACTGGCCGCCAACCTTCTTGTGCGTCCTTCAAGGCTTGCAGCGCCTGCTCTTTCAAGCTTGGCGGCTTAGGGCGGCGATCAATGCGGAGGTGGAACCCACCAATAACAGCACTGTTACGGTCCAACCATTCACAACACGCTTCCAGCTCCATGTCAGCACCCCATTGGGCGGCTTGGGTGGCGACATGATCGAAATAGGTCTTTGGATCGTCTTGGTACTGATCCGCTTCTTCCCACCACTGCTGCACCAGCTCTGGCGGTGGAACAATAGGGTTAATCATCGAAGTTCTCCTCACTATGGGGTTGGTTAATGTGACGCATATCATTGGATTGACGCATAAACTCAATAAACAGTCGATGCGCTTCGCCCGCATCTTCAATCAGTTGGCCACGGTAGTGGAAGCCTTCGCTGTCGAGGCGGATGATCTCCTTAGGAGTGCTATTGCCTTGGAGCTGAAACGTGATGTTGTTTTGGCCAGTGCTTCCTGCAACCAAGTAGTCGGGTATTTCAGCGGTCATTGGTGGCCCCACTTGGCGAGGACAGCGCGGGCGTGGTCTACAGCGTAGCAATTGAGGATGACGCGATAGGCGTCAACTGATTTGGGACTGTCAAAGCCAATCATGGCGGCAGAAGCTGCAGTGGCTAGGGCATTACGCATTTGCTGTGGCATAAGTTCCATAATTTCCTCGTCGGTTGGGTCAGTCATCATCATCTAGCGAGTGAATGGCATGGTTAAAGAAAAGGGCAGCAGCCGTAGCTACTGCCCAACAAGCGATAATCATTTTGTCATTGCAGCAGCATAAGCTGCCAAGTATGCTTGTAAGTCATCAGCGGTGGGAGCATCAGTGACTACTTCCTGATGCTGCTTCTCATGTTTGACATGAGCAGCCTTGAGAGAAAAGTAAATATCTTCTAGGCCACGGCGTTGACCATAGTTATTTTCATTAACCATGGCTTCTTCAAGCGTGACGAGCCAATTCTCTAGATCTTTAATGCGGAAGCTCCATTCCACGCATGGATTGCTGCCGCTCATGACAATTTGTGTGCCGGAGTTAGAGCGAATGAATGCCGAGGGGCCGTAGCTATCGCGGTCGATAATGGCGGTCATGGTTCCGAAGGTTGAGAACTCGCTCAGTGTAAGCACCGCAATGGGGGAAGGTCAATGGCAAATGGCATTAGTGCTGCTTATGGCCTTTTGGCGCCAGCCCGAAGCCAGGTAGTGACAGGCCCCTATGGGCGTCAGCACAACGTGCTTACGTGCTCGCTCTACTACGGTCTGATAAGCCTGGCGGCGTGCCTTGTCAAGCCTGCCATCAGGTTCTATGAGCCAGCTCCTGGCCCAGTCTGCCATCTCTTCAATGTCTTCAATGTCGTTGGTGCGCACGATGAAATGCTGGCCTTTCTGTTCTAGTTTCTTCCAAACGGGGTGGACTGCTGGGTCTTGCGCTGCAATGGACTGGGCTTCGGCTTTCAATGCAGGCGGAATGCAAAAGCTTATGAGAGGCGGCAAGGAAGACAATGGCAAAGAATCAATCATTAGCTTCTTCCCAATCATCCAGGCGCAAGGCGCCAATAATCTTACCATTAGGGTTTAGCTCATGAGCAAGCATCAAAGCGCCAGTGCGGTTAGGAGCCACTAAAGCAAATTTTTCGCCATTGTCAAACAGAATAGTGAAAGTGTCCATCACGTTGCTTTTAATCATTTGTTCAGGAAAGAATCAATAGAAATGCCTTTTTCTTCCAGTGTTTCTAGCACAGTTTGACCTACCACGTCGCGAAGCATTTTCCGCCATGCCTCGTCACCACTAAAGCTGCCCAGTTCTCCAAGGATGGTTAGTGCAGTGGAAATCTTGCTGAGGTCGTTCATGGTGGAAAGCATTTCGGCAGTGCCGCCATTGTCAGCATGTTGCTGCAACATCTCGCAATGAACCTCATGCCATTTGCCCATGGTGAACAAACTAACTTGTTTGTAGGTTTCATCGCCATATTGCTCCACAAGGTCTTCAATGGCTTCAAGCAGTTCTGGGGGCACGCCAATGGTGAAACGATCTTCGAGCATGGGCGCCAGCTTCTCGTCAATGGCCTTGCGCTCGTCAGATTTAGCAGTGGCTGCTTTGCGCAGGAAGTCACCAACGGAGGAAAAATTCATGGTCTTTTATGGCTACGAAGCCAGCATGGCGAAGAATGGTGCCATTGTCAAGCTTAAACATTTACGATGGCAAGGGAGGAAGGTTCTTCTTCTAGCTCATCGCTGTCTGCAACTTTAAAGGAAGCATCTACGGCCTTGGCATTTGCTTCACGCTCTTTCACATCACCAATGGTTTTAGCGAGATCGTCCAAGAAGCCTTTGTAACTTTTCTTCTCTTCTTGTTGTGGCTTAATATCATATAGTCCTAGCACTTTTGCTTGCTGTTCTAAACAGTTTCTGGCAACAGCTAGGAATGAACTTTCCCCTGCACTTTCTGTGACCATAACTGTTTCTCCCCTGTCGGACATTGTTGTTACCGTGCGCTTCTTACTTGTCTCAAAGTTTGATAGTGCCTGTTCCTTCAATTCCATCGCCTCATTTAATATACGAGCCCGGTGACAATCTTGACTCTTTAATATACTTTCTGTCCACAAACTTCTGTTCTGTTGTCTATCTTGATTAACGGTTTCTTTGCTTAGTTGCATAACGCGAGCAATTTGCGAATTACTTAAATTTGCAGCAAGAAGCTCTTGCACCATAAACCTTCGCAAGCCAATTGTCTCTTTGTTATATGGCACTTTCCCTGGACCATTACCCACTTTATGGCGCATCTTATCCACTTGCTCTGGCGTTAGGCCAGCATCCACCAACACTCTTAGGCCATAGCGCAATTCTGCTTGGTCATCAGGAAAGTTAATTTGCGGCGAAGCCATTGCAACAACTGTGCTTTATCTACAGCCTATGTTAGCTCACCAGCAAAGAAAAAGAACAATGGCAAGGAAAATGGTTCCTGCAATGCCACTAATCCAACCAATGCGCCGTTCATGCTCCAAAATCTTCTCGTCTATTAAACGTTCAATCTCAGAGCGTTCCATGGCTAGAACAATTCTTTAGGGGGCATATATACCAAGCTTTCCTTGAAGCCTAGTGTTTGATAGTCGCCCATGTCGTCAGCCAGTTTCTTGGCTTCCTTAAGCTCTATTTCCATTCTCTTAATGGATGCGCTGTAACCCTTGTCTGCTCTGCGTTGAATGCGCACAGTACCATAGGCGCTTTCTTCTTTTTCTAGTCCTTCTTCTTTCATCATTTTCATAAGCTTTTCCTTGCAGACAACTTCCTCCGCAGCAAGGGCTTTTTGGCTTTCCTTAATGCGCTCTAGTATTTCGATGAGAGCAATAATGTTTTCCATTATTAAACGCCAGAAGCCAATGGAGCAGGAGCAAAGCCTCGTTCAATTAATTGATTGATTTCTCCCAAGCTTGAGCGCCAATGGCGCTCATTATTCTCATCACGCGCACCATAAAGAATGCGACTGGCAGGTGCAGGACCACGATCAGGCCGCGAGAAACCATGATGGTTGATCACAGTAATCACTATGCCATTGTGCTCCAACGAAGGGAGCATGTCAGGAGGAAAAGGAGAAGAGGGCATAAGTAGCCTTGAAGCACCATAAGCCTACCATAAGAAGGCATGAAACAACAAGAGAAGCAAAGGATAATTAAAAGCACCTATGAATGACGACCTTGGGGGTCTACCTTCTCGAACGGTGCTTAGCGAAGGGAGCTTAACCCCCTTGTGCCTTCCCATTGATCTCCCCAGCCGGTAGCGCTGCAGGGGCTGGAACTGTTTGGTGCCCCCAGGCGCGTAGATGCTTGGTAGGAACTGGACGATCCTACGCACCCCCGAAAAATGAAAAAGGACAGTTGCAAAATTGGCACATGCCAAAGCCCATTAAAAAGGCCCCATAGGGGCCAGTGAGCAAGTCAAGGCTTTATTGGCAACTATGGATCAGCTTTAACCTCCAAGGCTTTGAAAGCAAATTCACGAGCATTTTCCAACTCCTCGTCCAGCTCCTTTTCCGCCTTGTCCACTGCTGCCTGAATAACAGCTTCCTGCTCCTCTTCGCTGGGAGGCTGGGGCTTAGTGTTCCAAATGATTGCCATGAAGAAAGAGCGACTGGCTTCATTATAAAGCAGCCGCTCTTTTCTAAAAGAAGTTGTAATAGTCTTCCCTGTCGTCTGTCGCGACAACATCGGGCTCTTTCTTGTCACCTGAGGGAGCAACAAACAATTCCCCCGATGAGTCATCACTCCCTTCTTCACTCACGATGGGGGAGTTATCCCTCTCCTCTTCGTTCACGATGGGAGTGGAAGAGTCAATGGTCCAGTCAGTGGCTTCATAATCCCACGAATGGTAAAGCCTCAGTTTCTCCTCATTAGGGCCATCTTGAAAGCTACTTGCAATAAGCCCTTGCCGTCTAGCCACTTCCAGCATCTTGCCCGTTGAATTGGTGTCAAAGCTGCCAGACAGTGAAGCCACTTGTTGTTTGGTAAAGCGTTCAGTCTTGCGCATGTTCACCACATTCACCACTTGATTCAACTCTTCCAAGGATCCACCAACAGGGCCTGCATAATGCCAGCCATAATTCAATGGATCACGCTTGAGAATGTGTTTACCAGCTAAGCCGCTCCTACTCTTCAACCATTCAATGGCAAATTCATTAGGGTCGAAACTTTCAGAGCGCGTGAGCTTCACCACTTCTGAAACGTTGTCCGTGAAACTGGTGGAATCACGCAAGCCTCCGCTTTTGTTCAAATGGTGAAGAATGACAATGGAACAACTATATGAATTGGCCATGTCTCTTAATCCATATATGGCATCACCAGCGGAGCTTTTTGCTAGGTCCACATTCATGCCAGACAGGCAAGCCGTGAGGCTATCAATCATGACCAAAGAAGGTCGCTCCTTGCGAATGTAATCTTCTAATTGCTTCATATTGGCAAAGCGCCAAGTTTCCCAGAATGAAATGTCACCAGGCTGTAGACCAGCTTCGCTATAGCCAATCACGGAAAGCTTTTCTGCCGTGTCCACAAGGGGCTCATCAGCACTGATCAGTAAGCACTTGCCTTTCATGCACCGCCTTCCGCTCCATGGCGTGCCCAATGCAACGTGCAAAGCCCAATTGTACAAAAGTACAGTTTTTCCTGTGCCACCACTAGCAGCCAGTAAAGTGACGCTTCCCAATGGAATAATGCCTGCAATCAGCCAATCCCTTGCTTTTTCAGAATTGGCAATGGCCAAGGCATCAATGCTTTCAATTTCCTCTTTGCCATAGACCCTGCCTTTTGCTTCTTCAATGATGCGCTCAATGTTTTGCTGACTCATCTTTACAGTGCGCTGTTCCAGCCAGGAACCAACCTCATAAAAAATGCGGGCATCATTTGCATAGAGGCCAACAAAGCCTTCAATGGCAGAAATGATTTCCTCATAACAGGGCCTTCCATCTTCCCCTTGATGACGCCCCTTGGAGGCAATGGAAGAAAGCAAATCGTCTTTACTGGCACCTTCTTCTATGTAGTCCCCAATGTCATAGCCGCTGCCTAAGGGAAGATTGTTCCACTCCCAGGATCGTGGGTCGGCATAAAGCCAGCTTGAACCGGGATTGTCATTGGCAACTTCCGCCATGAAAGCCACGCCTTGCTCGTCCCTGTCAGGGCACAGCACAAGCTTTTCGCTACGAAGCAGGCGGGAGTAGTCACCATTTGTGCGGTATTGCTTGCTGCCGCCAAGGAAGGTGATGCAAGGAATGTCTAGAGCCCAAACAGCCTCGCAAGTGAGCTCCCCTTCAACCACGAAAATTGGCAAGCCAGTTTCTTTGCTTTTTGCAATGGCTTCGTGATACCGATAGGGAAGAATATTGGCTTTTATCTGTTGGAGCTGGCTTTTATGCCCGTTCGGGGTTTTCTCAAGCGTGGGAAAGTCTTGCCAAATCTTCTTTGCGCCGGAGGTGTCGTCACGGTGAACAATTACAACTTCTTTACCATCGCTATTTTTATAGCCAAAGTCGTAGCGCCCTGGTTCTCTTGGTGGCTTCTCCCAGCGAGTGAGGGGTGCAAGGGCATCGCGCACTTCAGCACGGTGCGCAGGCGAGGGATCATGCCAACATGTATAGGCACCATTGCCCTTGTTGATGCTGAAATCGTTGCCGCCGCAAGCAGGACAAATGTACTTGCCGTCCTTTGAAGGCTCAAGCTCGTCTACGTAGTCTAAAATTGAGAATGCCATGCAAGGATACGAGGCGCTTCCCATCATGGCAGCTTAACCGGCCTTTCGCAGCCGCTTGGCTCCATAAGATTTCCTGATGGTTACAGGCATTGCCAAGGGCGATGGCGGGGCTATTGTGGCTATGACCTTCGCGCCTTGTCATGGCCAAAAGCATTTACGATGGCGGCAAACGACGGCGGCATTTCACGCTGAGCGACCAAGGTTACGCCCATCTCACTGCCATTGCGCAAGATGGTGGCATTTCCCGCAGTGAAACGCTTGAACGTCTTGTGCGCTCCACAGACATTAGCGACGGAAGCTCTCTGCTTTCGGACGCTGCTTGGCCCTTTGTTATTGATCATTGCTCCTCATGAAACTGTCTCAACTAATCACCGCCCTCACGGCAGCACAGCGCAATGCTGATGGCGCCGACCCTGAAGTGGTGCTTGCCTTTGAACCCACAGCCCTTGAAGAAGGCTTTGACTGGGAGGCCACGGAAGGCATCTCTGATGTGAGAATGACCAGTGAGTGGCCGCTACCAGGCGAAAGCATGATTGTCCACGAAGGTGAAAAACCTTCCAAGGTGATCATCTTTTATGACAACCACTTCGCTTTGGAGAGCGCTAAAGAATGATTGCTCTCAAGACTATGTTTTACAACCCCGCTGATTTTCCTTCCATGGATTCCCCTGCTTCAATGGCTCTCACTGATCGCATGAACGGCATCTTTGCCGCTCTTGAAATTTCCCCTGATAAATTCACTGCTGCCTACGAACTTCCCATAGGGGAACATGTTGAAAAGAACTATAAAGGGCTCTCGTACCTGTCATGGCCGTTTGCCTTCCGCCACCTCAAGGAGCAATTCCCGACGTTCTTTGTTTCGTTTGAAGAAAGTTCAATTGGCTGGCCGGTTTTTGGGAAGGAAGGTTGCTGGCTTCTTCGTCCTTTCCTCACTGATGGTTGCCGCCGCACTCCTGCCTTGGTTTTTCCATTGATGGACAATAAGCACAATGCGCTTGTTGAACTGAATGCTCGCGCCGTAAGTGACAACATTCAACGTGCTTCTGTCAAGTGCATCGCCACCTTCACGGGCCTTGGCCTCAAACTTTATTCTGGCGAAGACATTCCCAAGAGCGATGAAAAAGAACCGCCCAAACTCCCGCTCCAACAGGAAACAGCGAAGCCTGCTGCGCGGGCAAGCGCGAAAAAAGCAGCAGTTGCAAAAGATGATGCTCCTGTTGGAACAGCAAGCACTGTTACCGCCAATGCAGCCAGTGAGTTCAATGGCAAAGAAAGCCTTCTTGGATTCTGTAAGGCCAATCCTTTTGGCTGTGCCGACGAACGCACCAGCATGATGGCTGGCAAGGCTGCCCTAGAAGCCATCGGTTTGGCTAGGGGCGATGACATCAAAGACAAGGCCATGTTCGCCAACGTAGTCACCACGGCGGTCACAGCATGGATTAAAGAGAAAGGCATTGCCATTGATAAGGCCACGATGGCCCTAGAAATTGGCACCTTGCGCTCAGTATGCGAAGAAGGTAGCTTGGAGCAGGCCATCAAAGGCGTGGAGGTGTTTGTGCAGGGAAAGCAATAGACCTGGCAGCGGCCTGCCTTGTGCGGGCCTTTGCTGGTGCTCTCGTGATGGACGAAGACGGTTCGCCCCTCAATGAATTATGAACATTATGCTTTCTATTCTTGGCATTATTTCAGTTGTTTCCGTTCTGCTCTTTTTCTTTATTTTGTGCGTTGTCGTGGTGTTACTAATTGAACAAATCTTTGGTATAGACAAATGACTGTTTGGCACTTTCCTAATGAAGAACAATGGCGATTGGCATGGGAAGCTGCTCATGCCGTTTATGCCAGTGAAATTGACCCTAGCGAAGAACTCCTTTGCCAGGCTTTACTCTGGCAAGCACGATCCATTTGCATAAAAGACAGTGACCAAAACTGAAATCAGGCGCATGATTAAGACGCTTAACAACGCTTCTATTTGTTGCCACGAATGTGGTGATAAATGGGGAGTTTATAGCGTGGGATGTTCATCCACTTGGAATGGAACATGTCGAGTGTGTGGTGAAGAAAAGCGTGTCACCGAAACCAGAGACTATGCCTATTTCATTACTGGCATTCGCAAACTCAAACTGCAATTAGAAGAACTGTCATGAAATCTTTTATTCTCGCCATTGTTTTCTTTGCTGCGCCAGTCATGGCCTGTAATCAGCCAATAATCAAAGTGGGTAAAACTTGCCCCCTTGGTTATTACAGTTCCAACGGTTATTGCATTAAAAACTAACAATAGCCCGCCCCAAGCGCCTCATGCTTTCCTTGCCCCGTTACGAACCCAGTCGGATCTCTTTAGACGGAAAACGCCATTACACCTGTAGCCAGTTCCCAAATGTGCCAGAAGGCATGTTATTACCGTCTGTAACTACAGTGCTATCTTCCATGGCGCCCGTAGGGAAAATCATGGCGCTCATTAATTGGCGCAAGCGTGTGGGCAATGAAGAGGCAAATCGCCGCACTAAACTTGCTGCCAACAGGGGCACCTGGATGCACAATGTCATTGAAGACCTGTTCAATGGAGAAGACATTGAAAATCATCTTGAACAGCGTGAAGAGTGGCGCCCTTATTTCACTGCCATTGAACCCTTTCTAGAGCTCATTGATAAGCCCATTCTTGCTGAAAGCGCAGTGGCATGGTGGGACGATGGTGAAAAACAAGGTTATTCAGGCACGCTTGATCAACTGGCACTAATGGCAGACGGCGCCATTGCACTTATGGACTGGAAGACTAGCTATAAGATCAAGCCCGATTATCAACTTGCTGACTATAAAAAGCAACTTGGCGCTTATAGTTTAGCTGCTGAACAAATGTATGGCATTGACGTTCAACAGGCTTATTGCGTGATTAGCGTGTACGATCCAGAGGAGCCTAAGCGCGAGGCTGAGTTGCAGATTTTGCAAATGGACGGCTTCGAGCTGGTCCAGCAGCAGGCCATCATGCGGGACACTGTGAAGAGATACTTCAGTCTGTGGTATCCAGGCGGCAAAGCGTTTGCATTAACCGTGGATAAGGGGTAAGATGAGCAAGCCCAACAGGGCACCACCATCACTCCTCGGAGAAACACTCATGGCCAACAGGCCCCCGATTACTGCCGCTCTCGATCTGACCGGCGACTTGCTCAATGCCTTGAAGAAGGCCGGCCCCAACGAACGGGGCAATTACAGTCTTGACATGGCCGTGTGGGTCAATGACAAGCGCACTTCCGACAGGGCTCCAGGCTTTACTGGCTCTGTCAAGGTGAAGGGCGACAAGGACGGTCCTAAGGGCTATGCCTCGGTTTGGCAGAACGAAAGTTCTGAAAGCGGCACCGATCTCTTCTGATTCCCTTGGGGCGAGCAATCGCCCCTTCTTTTTTTCTCCCCATGACGCTCCTCAACGACAAGCAAATCAACCGGCTTGCTGAAAAAGACATTTTCCTGCCTTACGTGGGCGAAAAGCGCCGCACGCTTGACAATGGCACTAAAGCAATTTCTTATGGTCTGTCGCAAGCCGGCTATGACATTCGCTTGTCTTCCGTAGAGTTCTTGGTTTTTACCATGGACCAATGGGACGGTGGCACATACGAGCAAGATGTAAAGAATATGGACGTTGAACCCACGCCCGCTGAACTAATAGAAACAGCAGACGGTTCGTGCTATTTCGTCTTGCCTCCCCATTGTCATGGCCTTGGCACTAGCCTTGAACTAATCTCCATGCCAAATGATGTGTTTGCCTTGTGCCAGGGCAAATCCACTTATGGGCGCTGCGGGCTTATCGCCAACATTCTCCCCATTGAACCTGGCTGGGCTGGCTACTTGACCATGTGCCTGATCAATCCTACGGACTTTCCCATTCGCCTCTATGCCAACGAAGGCATTGCTCAATTGGTGCTCTTCGGCATTGAGGAAGTAGGACAAGCCTACGAGGGCCTCTACCAGAATCAAACCGCTAGGGTACGACTAGCTGCTGTCTAAGCATTGAGCGCCCTTGAAGATCAGTTTCTCAGTTTGTGGCAAGCCCATTATCCTCAGTTAACTTTTGAACGAGAGTTTTCTGATATTAAAGCGTGGGAAGCTGATTATCAAGAGCGCTATGCAAAAAGCAAACGGTCAAAGCGATACCGTGCAGATTTTGCACACATTGAAAGTTTCACTGCTGTTGAGATTCAAGGGGGTGTTTACAGTCGCGGCAGGCATGTAACTGGCAGCGGTTATGAAAGAGATTGCAAAAAGTACAATCTTGCATATACCAGCGGATGGACCATCTTTCTCCTTACTAGCCAAATGGCCAAGGAAGCTTATTGGCACGCTTTGATTGCTTCTCATATTGTTGAATCACTTGCCCGGCGTGCGTAAGCATTTCATCTGCTGCTTCTAGCGAACTATCTTTCACTGCCATTGCTTGTCGCAATTGAATGTTTTCAATCATGAGACTTTGAAAAGCAGTTTGCAAAGATGACCAACCTTCTAGTAGGTTCTTAGCCACGGGCTTCAACTGATCCAAGCTTGAGCAATCGTCAATGGCCTTACGGTTGACCGTTAGGGCAAATTCACGCTCAGTGCTGTGCTCAAACGGACCCATCATGGCCATGCGCTTTCGACCATTGTAATCAAACTGCACTGGAATGCCATAGGCCATGGTTAATAAACGCTCTTTTGTTACTAGGCTACAGACGAACGATGGTCGCAAGCAGTTTGCAAGGAAGGTGGATGCTGGTGAAAATGCCGAAATCTTGCATTCGGCTTCCCGACGATATATGCTTAGACCGTTACCAAAGGACTATGACTGGACCCCAGGAGAGCGTGTGGTATTGGTCAGCCTCACAGGGGCTGGTATGGTGCCAACGTCCATCTACGGCACCTTCCAAGGCTTTGCACAAGGAGCCAATGGAAGAAAAGCTGCAATGGTCCAATGGGAGCAAAACCATGCTCTCGTCTCTGGTACAGTGGCAATTCAACGCATCCGCCCCATCGCCTGCCTTCCTAAATGACTGACGGCATTGAAAAAATCATCACCGCGATTGGCCTTATAACAGGAGCCATTGCCATTGAACTTGGGCTGGCTTGCGCTCGTGCTTGGCTCTTGAGCTTAGTGGTGGCACTATTCGCCCCTGCCATTGTTCTCACTTTTTGGCAATGGCTTCTAGTGGTGGTGACCATTCGCTTTATGTTTACCAATCTTGATTCTTCCAAGAAATGACTTCCCCTTCCCTGGCTCCCCTTTCTGATCTCATGGATGACTTCGCCATAGCTGCCATGGCGCAGCTCATTCACATTTATTCGCCGGAGGACATGGGCGATAAAGCAGACATGGTTGAATGGTGTGAAGCCATTGCCTCCACTTCTTATGTATTGGCTAGTGCAATGATGAACGCACGCTCTACTATTCACAAGGTGATGATTGAGGATCTCCAAAGCAAGGAGCCCAATGAAACTTGACCCTTTAGGCGATGGTAAAAGTGCTCTTTGCCTGCTTGATTCAATGGGAAACAGCCTTTCCGTGGTGAATGATGCTCGCCAAAGTTTTGCTGCGGAAAGTACAGAATGGACAGACCGTGACGGCAAGCTTCTTCGCTACCTTGCAAAGCATCACCATACTTCTCCTTTTAGGGGCGTGGTATTTAAGTGGTCAGTGAAGGCTCCACTGTTCATTGCCCGGCAATGGTGGAAGCATACGGTTGCTTCTACTTTCGTTGATGATCAACTTGGCTGGAATGAAAAAAGTTTTCGTTATTGCGCCGCTGATGAAGCTGAGTTTTACATTCCCACGGAGTTCCTTCAGCAAAGCGACAACAACCGTCAAGCCTCGGCGGGGCCTCTTGCCAGCAAGGACCAGTCATTGGCCTTTGCTCAGTACGCACAGGCCGTAGAGGCTTGTAAGCAGGCATATGCAGGGCTGTTGCTCATGGGCGTAAGCAAGGAGCAAGCCAGGGCGGTGCTTCCCTCGGCGCTGTATACTCAATTCGTCTGGACGTGTTCCTTGCAAGCCCTGTTTCATTTCATCTCTCTGCGCATTAGCAAAGGGGCACAGGGGGAAATCGTGGCTTATGCTAAAGCGCTGCTAGAACTAGGCAGGCCAGTGGCGCCAGAAGCCTTTGATGCTTTTGCCAAAAACAATTGTCAATTCTGATCATGCACGATCCCGTTAACAGCTCCGCGCATTATGCCGACAACTTTGGAGGCATTCAATGTATCGACGCCATTGAAACTTCTATGAGCACGGAAGAATTCAAAGGCTTCCTGAAAGGCAATGTTCAAAAATACGTTTGGCGATATTCTCAAAAGAATGGAGCTGAAGATCTCAAGAAAGCTAAATGGTATCTTGAACGATTAATTAAATTACGTGAGTTTGAAGAGGCAATGGCAAAAGCAACTGAGGAGACTACAAGAGAAGCATTAGGCGTTAACTACGACCCCGACGACTATCTCAAGCCAAGTGGTTGCCCGGATGGTTTTTGTCCATTGCCCAACGTGCGGCAAGGGCCTTATGAAGCCATGTTTGCTCCCATTCCAAACTAAGCAACGCACCATTCAGTAAGAGGAAAGGGGCCATAAACAGCCCCTTTTTCATGCAATGGCAACACTCGCTGAGTAGCTTCGCACCATGCCTCCCAGTCAGACAAATCAGTGTGGGCGCTTACAAAACTATGGGAATAAATCCATTGCAGCAAAGCTTGTTCACGTTGTTCTGTCCAGAAGCGTTGCGGCCTCCACCATTCAAAAACTGGCAAGCTTGCCTTCCCTGCGTTACAGGTCAAACATGCCGGAGCCGCGTTCCAAGAGGCAAAGTGTGGTCCCCCTTTACTCTTTGGCACAATGTGATCAATTGTTAGTTTTTCTCCCCATTTGCCACAATAGGCACAAGCACAATGCCCGAACGGCCCTCTAGTCGGGAAGTCTTCAAAGATGCTCCTGCGATAACGGCGTTTAGCATCGCCAGGGCGTAATTCAGAGAGCGATTGGAGCAGTTCATTAGGCCCATTTCGCATCCCCATAGCAGGTTTTAGCTGTCTCCCTTTAAGCCTAAAGGCAAAAATTGACAATGGTGAAGTGTATAGAATGAACAAAAGACTTTCTTCCTTTCATGAAATCCTGGCAAGAACAAATGGCCAATTTAGCGGTGTCCATTACTGCCGGGATGCTTTTGGCTACTGGTGGGATGATGATGAGCATTGGCCATCAACAAGTGAAAATTATCACGCAAATTGAAAACATCACCGAAAAACTTGACACGCTTACGGAAAGCATTAAAGACTTAGAGGTTCGTGTTCGCTCCTTGGAAATTAGACGCTAGGCTAGAAGCATCTCTTATGGAGGCTCCCATGGGCACTGTTGAATGGTTCGTTGTTGGCGGCATTATCGTTGCAGCTCTTGATCAACTAATTGAATATTCGCCTTGGAAGAGTAACAACGTTTTGCAAGTGCTGCTTGAAGGCTTGAAAACTATCTTTCGCGTTGGCAGCAAGTAAGCCATCATGGCTGACATTGCCAATTCCTGGGCTGGTATAAGCTCCCATGCTCGTCGCGTGGGGGCTCGTTTTCCTGAGCTTGTTGCTGCCCAATGGTGTCTGGAAAGTGGCTTTGGTAAGCATTTTTCAGGGAAGAACAACTTTGCAGGATTAAAAGGCCCTGGAAGTACCGTTTCCACGAAAGAGTTTTACGATGGTCAGTGGGTGACAATCAAGGCAGGCTTTATTGACTTTCCTAGTCTTGCTGCTTGCGTAGAGTATTTAGTAGCAAGATGGTACAAAGATTATAAACAATTCAAAGGCATTAATAACGCACCAAATCGTTATGCTGCTGCGCGAATGTTGAAGGAGCAAGGGTATGCAACTGACCCTACCTATCCAGCAAAACTTAGTACACTAATGAAACAATACGCCCCTGAAAGCACTAAAGCCATGGTAGGACCGTCAAAGCGCCCACAAGATTTTGGCTTCAAGAAAGGCGACTCTCATTTGATTGTTAATGACATTGTAGAAACCATGAAGGCATTCTCTTTTGAAGGGAAGCTTCTATGGGAAGTGCCATGCTTGGCGCGTGGACAATACAGCGATTTTGAATGGAAGACACAACGCTCTGACTGCCCCCCTGGAATTTATAAACTTGGAAAGTTGTACAACGATTATGCCCTCTATGGCGACAAGGGCATGTATGATCGTACGCTTTTAGCTTATGGTTGGGCTTTTTACGATTTGATTGAACTAGAAAATCAAGAAGCCGGCAATGGGCGAGCAGGCATAGGTATTCATGGCGGAGGCTCGGCGCTTGGCTGGCCTGGTGCATGGGCGCCCAATCAAAAGCTTGTCCCCACTTACGGTTGCGTGCGCTGTAGAAACTCCGATCTCATTAGTAAAATTCTTCCTCTTCATAAGCAAGGCACAGTATTCTGTTCAATTTTTCAGGAAGGTTAATTCCATGACTCCCGAATCGTTCTTTTACTATTCTCTGTACGAAACGGGACTATGGGCAGGAAAAAAATGGCCTTGGCTATGGTTTGTGCCAGGCTATAAAAACACGATGGATCTTCTCTTTCCCTTTTGGGAGATGTGGCAAATTAAAGTCACCATGGAAGAAGTGGACCAACAAGTGGAGACAATTGCAGATCAATGGGAAACAGACGAACGGGAAAGCAAAGCCAACGCCCTTGTAACAGAGGCTCAGGAGCTCTTTCCAGAGGCCACAGTCACGCCCTTGCCCAATGCCATTGTCCCTTCCGTGATGATCGTTACAGAGGCCCCTGAGAGCGCTAGCGAAGGCGTGAAAGCCCTTGGCGGGGAATTGCGCATTACCTATGCGCCCAATGGCTTAAAATAAAAGGAGAATCTTTGTCGCCATGGAAATTGTTATTGGCTTGTTAATGTTTTCCACGGGAATGGCAATAACTATGCGCATGTATCATCACTGCGTGCATCCTTATCGACTTGCTTGCAAGAATTCGCCTCAGCTTCAAGACCTTGGCGAATGAGATTGTGCAACATCATATAGTGTGACAAGCCATCGCCATAATCTAAATTGAAAATGTCGTACATGGCATAACGATAGGAGCCTTTATCCAATACTTCCGCCTTGTGCATAAGTTTTACGATTTGTCGGAAAGCTTGGCTTTTGCCATTGCAATCAAGGCTATCCCACCAAGCATCATCCTCAGCATTTTGTTGCTGCTCAGCTTCGTTCCAAGCTTTACGCAGTTCTTTTAACTCAGGCGAATTTAGCCATTGCCCAAATTCGTTTTCACTATTTGTCTCAGTGTTTCCCATTGCAAAGCTTCCTTTTGATGATAATCATACCATTGTTCTATGGCTTCGAGAATGGCTTCATGAGCTTTTACTGGCCCTTCGTGCATGAGCTCCTGCAAAGCATCAGAGATGGCTTCCACTTGCGCGGCACGATGGTCATAGTCAGTGGGAAGGTTTTCCATGATAAAGCGGAAGGGGCTGTCCATTTATAGCACAGTAGAGCACTCCACTACTGGGCATTGGCCAGCTCGGCGGCGATGGCAAGGAGTTCTTTGCGGATGCGTTGGCACTCAATCGCCATAGGCAAATAATTGCGTGGCTCGTCTGCGTCACTAGGCGCCACCTGATCAGCAGCAGCCCGCAGGGCGGCGGCCATTGCGTCAACGTTGGCAGGCTCAAAGTCTCCGTAAGCATTCAGCACCGCTTGGGCGGGGGGAGAGGGATTAGTCATGGCGGCTACAGGGCGTCGGGGCAAGAAGCTCCGTCCTTTTATAGCATGGAAGCAGCTATGGCGTCACTGGTGCAATGGTCTGCGCTAGGGCCTTCTCTGCGTTGATGCCATCAATACGGGCACGGTAGGTGGGGCCATCTTTTCCAGGCAGGTAGCCAAGAAATTTCCACAGCGTGGTACGAATCACAGCCTCCTGCACCTTTGCCTTACTTTCCACTCGACTGAGGTCGCCCTCTAGCGACTCACAGGCAATTAACTTGACGCCTGTAAATAGATAGACAATCTTAGCAATGGCCATTGCTCGTGGCATGTGAAACTTGTCTGTAACAACAAACAGAGTTTTGGTGCCGCGCTTGCGGATGTAATCAAACGTGGCCGTAAAATTAGTTACGGTGTCCCAAGCGTTGAAGTCGAAGATATAATCCGAAGACGGAATGCCAGCAGCATTTAACTTATCTAGACACTGTTGAGTGCCACCATCACTGGAGATAAGTATAAAAGCACCAGAATTTTGACGATATGTTTCTATCGCTTTATTGAGACGGTGAACACCGCCGCCTAAGTGGATAATTGTTAGGGTCATAGGTCCATTAGCCACTGCAAATAGCCGCTCATGGCGCGGGCTCCTCTTGAGCTGGCGCAACATAGGGGGTGCCGTCTGCGTTGAACTGTGGCGGGATGGGGCCGAGGTAGTACGGGCCTACCTTCAGGTCCTGGCAAGTCTTGTTGGCTAGCGCCTCGGCGTATTCGTTCACCACTTCCTCGGGGGTTTTACCCTCCAGGGATGCAGTGGCGATGATGCCAGGTGCTAGAGAATCGTCGATTGTGATTTGAAAAGTAGCCATGAGGATTAAACTCCAATAACGGACCACGCTGCTCCATTGTACCAACAAAGGGCAGCGGCAGCGCCACCACCCACGACGGTTACGCCCACGGCTGGAGCAGTTGCGTCAGTGACGCGGGCAATCATCCCAACAGCAGGAGTGCCGGGAAGGGTTGCTACAGTGTGTGCAGTAGCTGCTTGAAATACAGAAGCTGCGTGCTGAGCGTAAGCACTGTCATCAGCTAGCTTTGTCTCAAGAACGGCGCTGTTGCGTTTGAGGGCGGGGAAGCTGCTAGTGGTTCCACCCCAACACAACCTATTGAACCCCGACGAAGCGTTATCCATATAGATAACGCCTGATGCTCCGCCTCTTCCAATACGAGTATCAGAAGGACCACCTGCGGCACCGGATGACCATGCAAATAAACCAGCCCCTCTAACTCTTACTTCTGTACTGGTTAAGTATTGATAAGCTGTAAAAAGTTGATCACCTGCAGAATCAATTGTAAGTTTGGTTGTACCATCAACCTGAAGTTCTACGTTCCGAGCCGTACCACCACCAGAACCCTTTTCGGTGCCAATGCGGAATACGTTAGATGACCACTCCAGCTTGCCTAGTTCGTAGTTGGTGGCGCTGGTGTAGGTGTTATAGACGCGACTAGTTTGGGCGTTGGTGCCGTTGCGCTGGGCGAGGGTGTTGGCTGCGTCGCGGCGAAGAATTACGTCAGCAGTTAATGTGGCAACGCCGGATGTCCAACTTAATATAGCACTGTCTTTTAGTTGATTTCCATGTGATCCAATCCAGTTAGCCCAATCTGAACTGCCAAGGCCCGTGTTGGTTAAAATGCCTCGCGCATAGACATCAAGGTTGGTTTGCACTAAACCAGTGCTTCCTACAACTGTTTGGCTCGTCCCATTCACCTGCAAATCCAGCAGGTTCCCCGCAAACCCACTCGCCGCATTGACGCCAAAGCCCGTGCCGGCAGTGCTCCACGCCGTTGACGTAGCGCCTGTGGGCTCGATCAGTACCTGTGGCTTGGTGGTGGTGGCAGAGCCACCTGTGAACCAGGTGCCGGTAAAAGTGCCAGGAGGTGCCGATGCGGCTCCATTCAGACTGCTAATAAAGCGGCCTGTCAGCGTGATGTTGGTCCCGTCTGTGGTAAAAGTACTTAGTCCTCCAAATGCACCAGCATTGTTGTATTGAAACTGCGTTGTGGAGCCCCCGGGGGTGGTGGAGCCGCCACTTGCGCTAACTTCATCCAGATTCCCAGTAAAGGGATTAAAGTTATATCCCATGGTCAGCTCTTGGTAACGGAAAGTAAAGTTGTTCCGCTATAAGCCAGCGCCAAGGTAGCAATTGTAGTGCCACTACCGCCTCCAGTTTTATAAGTTACTCCCGTTAAATTAACGCCACTGTAAGCTAATGCAATAAAATCATGCTTTGGCACGTTAAGCCCCTGCGCCACGGGCACGGCCCCGCCATCGATGCCTCCCTTAATTAGAAAGCTTTCGTACTGCTCCTCATCAATAATTCTTTGAGCCATGGCAACTACTAAGTTCTCTTTACTCTAGGATACTCCTTTGTTGGAGCAGAATGCTTATATTGGCTCCAACGCTTCAATAAACGCCTCTGGGAGGTCGTACTCGGCGGCAATTTCTTGTACGGTGACGATCAACTCTGCACTGAGCAGCCCCAGGGCAAAAGCGGCATTCCAAGAATTGAGGAACACGCGGCTGTCGCCTTCGCTGGCATTCTGCAGGCCAACCACTAGGCCGCCGTACAGGCCAGGAGCAGCTTGCAGCACGGCGCCGAGCATGATGTTGATGGCTGGCAGGCTCATCACAACGGCTGAGAAATCCACCCAGCGTGGTGTTGGGATTGGGGGAGGCAATGCCTCGATCACATAGGCGCCATCTACCCATAGGAGTTGCTCAGTGGCAGCGTCATAGGCGGGTTCTGTGTAGGGGCCGACGTAGCCGGCGTCTGCTATCTCCTCAGCGGTGAAGCTGGCGGGTTCATTGCGTGTAAAACCACTCGACAGCCGGATGCGGAATGGCAAGGGGGCTGGGCGTTGGTTGCGGATGGAGTAGAGCATTAGATTTTATATCGAATGATTACAACGCCTGAGCCACCATTGCCGCCTGTGTAAGTGCTATAGGATTGGCCAGTAAATCCACCACCGCCGCCGCCTAATTCATCTGTGCCATTGCCAGCGTTTTGATTATATGGTGAGTTTCCACCGCCCCCGCTACCTGGTGAACCTCCGCTAGCAGCAGGCTGGCCGCCAGAGTTAAATGCGCCACCTGCCCCACCTCCGCCATAGGTAACGGAAACTCCAGTGATGCTGGATGTAAGTCCATTGCCGCCATTACCACCCTTGCTGGCATTGCCGTTAATAGTCGTACCATTTGAGCCTGCTTGACCCGCTCCACCGCCGCCGCCGCCACTGGCGCCGAAAGAAGTTTCACTGTTGCCGCCGGCAAAACCTTGGCCACTAGTTGCCGCGCCGCCAGTTCTGAAGGTATTTCCCCAGCCGCCACCGCCGCCGCCGGAACCACCTGCTGCTCCATTCTGGTCTCGGCCTCCCTTGCCTCCTCCAATTGCAGTCTGACCAAATATAGAAGAATTGCCACCGTTCGTATTGTTTGATGTTTGGTTTCCGGTCTCCCCTGTTCCACCTGCTCCAATTACTACCGTGTAATCGCCTGTTGCTACAGAAAAACCTGCAGGTGACTCAAGAACACCACCGCCCCCGCCACCGCCAAAAAGGTTAGCTCCACCGCCGCCGCCTGCAACGATAAGATATTCAATTTCTCCTCCCGCTGTAACAGAAAGAGTCTTAACGGATGTTGCCGTTGTAAATTTGTGGTATCTGTAGTTAATAAGGCCAACTGTAATATCTACGACCGTGCCTCCTGTTGCAACAACAGGCGGAACACGCACGGCAACTGTTTGCTCATTTAACGTCCATACACCTGAGTTGACGCCCGTCTTCGCGTAAGCTCTAGTTTTGCCGATCAGCCCGCCATTAAAGCCGATCATGAGATGTCCTCATAGCCGATTACAAGTTGAAGGCGGCTCGCGGCACCGGCTATTGCACGAATAGAGTCGCCTTCTTCTAGGTAAAAATATGTCTCCTTTGTGCTAATTATTTGCGTGGCGTCCGCCGGCACGGAAATTGTGTACGCTATGTAGCGATCAGTAGAGCCATCATAAACACTTACGCTAATATCAATAGCGGTGCCTGCGTTTGCAGTGTCTAAGTTGCAGCAGAAGATGCTGTTGATCTTCAATGCCTTGCCGCTTGCTGCACTATTCGTTAGTGCAGCAGCCAGCGATGTAGTCACGGCATACCGGGCAGTTCTGCCGGTAATCGTGGTGGGATTTTTAAGGTTAGGAGCAGCCATTAGAAGATCATTCCAGCGATAACAGGATCAACGCCAACAGAGCCGCCGCCAGCAGCAGCAGTAATGGTAGTGCCAGAAACGGTTAAGTTACTTCCTACTGTAAGATACGTCAGCTTACTTGCGCTGTCGTCCCAAAATACAATCTTATCTTCGCCAGCATCATCTGCAGTAATTTCTCCGGCAGCAGCAGACAATACATCCGCAGCGCTGGTGCCAATGCTGACAGAGCCGCCGCCTGCGCCAATTTCTGCCATGGTATTGTCGCCGGCCTTGATATATAACTTCTTCGCCGTCTTGTCCCATGCAGGTTCGCCCACATTAAAATCAACGCCACTAGGAACAGTGGTGCCATTGCGAATGACAATATTAGTCTTGCGAGGCACTAAAAAGTTCCTCCATCCGCGTCAAAACCAGAAGTGGGTCCATCTTCTAGAAATGTCACCAAATCACTCAAAGCAACTTGCACCATAGTACCATTATCATTTATCACCATGCGATCAGCTTGGGCAAGCGTAGTAGCAGTGGCGGAAGTAGAACCATCAATAACGGCCACTTCCGTAGCAGTGAGCAAGGCAACAGCAGTGGCTGCTCCTGCTTGCATGGCAGACAATGCTGCTAAGTCTGCGTCATAAGCTTGCACATTGGTGCCAATTACCAAGCCAAGGGCTGTCCGTGCTGCAGAGTCCGAAGTGGCTCCCGTGCCACCATCAGCAATGGCAAGAGTGCCAGTAATAGCGGAAGCTCCAAGGTCAACGGCAAGATTATTGGTTTCAAGAACAATGCCACCATTCGCCTTAAGATTAAGATCTAAAGTGCTGCCATTAAGCGTTAATCCACTGCCAGCCAAGAAACTAGCGCCAGTGGCAGACAGCGTGATAGTGCCGTTGCCATTGCTAATGCTGATGCCAGAACCTGCCGTCAGCGTGCCCTTGGAAAGCGTGTTGCCCGTAGTGTTGCCAATGAGCAACTGCCCATTAGTAAAAGTACTCTGCCCCGTGCCGCCATAGGCCGTGCCTACAGTCGTGCCTTGCCAAGTGCCGCCGCTAATTGTCCCAACGCTGGTAAGGCTAGAGCTCGTAACACCCGCCCCAAGCGCCGTAGAGCTAAGAACGTTGGTACCATTAATAAAGAAGCTTTTGCCAGTAAGTAGATTTAAGTGTTCGCTGGATGTCCAAGCATCAGTGGCATCCACCCAATTCAAAGTTTTATCAGTGGTGCCTTTTAGCGTGATGCCACCACCATCAGCCGTTACGTCCGTAGGAGACGCAATGCTGCCAAGTTCAATGTTTTTATCATCAACGCTTATAGTGGTGCTATTAATTGTAGTGGTGGTGCCATTAACGGTTAAATCGCCACTAACTATTACATTATTGCTAAACGTTGCATTGCCGCTAATGGTGGCGGAACCCAGGGACAGCGTGCCCGTAATGGTCTTAACGCCAGCAATGGTTTGATTGCCCGTTAGTGCAACAAATGCACCATCACCACCAATGGGAACAATATTAGTTGCATTGCCGCCACCATCAGCACCTCTGCCATAGTAAAGAATGCCAGTGCCGGCATCGGCTTCGTTATAGGCTAATTCCGCATTCTTCAGGGTGGCTGGACTACCAGTGGCCCCCGTGAGACGGCGTTTAATGCGTATGGTGTTGGCCATTAAAAATTAGCTCCGTCAACAATGGTGGAAGTGGTCCAAATGGCATTGGCCTTATAACTAGCCGATGCAGCATCGTAATAGACAACGCTTTTGTCTATCTTAGCGGCATCATCTACAATAAGGCCGCTTCCTGCTTGCCCGCCTGTTGGCCCTGGAGGGCCTTGTGGTCCTTGGGCGACAATGGTGGTGATAGTGTTTTCAACTTCCCTGATAACAACAGTGCAAGGATCAGTCATCGGCCCGTAAGTCCTCCATCCCAGAATGCAGTGCCTTGTAGCAAGTAGTATTTATCGCCACTAGGTTCAGTGACCAACACATCATATTGCCCTTGCTCTGTTATGCCACTAGTCGTAGAGGAAGGAATGCTCAGCTTGAAAGTGCCGCTTGCCCTTACTGTCCAAGAATGAACAAAATCGGCTAGTTTTGTTGTGCCCATTCTGTTCCATAGCTCTGCTTCCACCGTATAGCCGCTCATGTTCACTGCCGCGCCATCACTTCCTTGAAACGCTACATTCATGATGAACGTAGCGCCTTGGTGAATGGTGATGTCGTAATTAGCCGTATTCACCATTGCATTAAATCCTCATTGTATTAGTTTAACCCCTTTAACCATCGCCTGTCACACCACTTCCCTCCAGCCAATCAAGCCCGTTGCATTTTCAGAAGAACTACATTGCAAGGTCAAAATAATTACATCACTGGTTCCGTCAATAGACTCGCCCAATGACAGCGCTAAGCCACTTTCAGGGTCAAATTCAATGGAGGATCGTGATGCCACCAATCCCCCACCAATGACGGTGCCGCCAGAAAATGTGCCAGTGTTCATGGTCTGCACATTACCCCTGCCATTATCAGCAGAAAGCCAAGAGCCGCTAATCGTTGGGTTGAGCCTTAGTCGCCATTGTGCCACTGTATTAGAGGCAGGATTTCCTCCAATGCTGGCATCAATTTGAGCGGGAATAATCACATTATCAGTGCGACCACTTGCCATACGGATGGCTGCCACCATTGTTTCAGAGGAGATGGCGCTAAAACTACCAGCACCTCGCCCCGTTATGTAAATGGGACCAGTGGGCTGATAACCACCTTCGCTCACCACGCTTGTGCAAATTTGCTTCAAGACGGCAGGAGAAGCAATGGCGGAAGAATTGTACAGGCGATAAGATGCTGGCAACATTGCCGAAGTCATATACACCTTATCAATATTGTTGGAATGATTAAATTCGTGGCAATAGCGAATTTCACCGTCAATAACGAAGCCACAGCGCACTCGTCCAACGCCCAACCATTCCAAATCAGTGACAAAGATATTGGCCTTTGCAAAATTAAAAGTTGCAAAATTGTCAATATTCCATTGCGCTTGACTGACAATATTTTCTTGAACCGTGCCAGTGGCGTTGCTTCTAACGACAAACTGTACGCTCGTGCCATTAACTCGCAGGATGATGCCATTGTCATCATCAAAATAGCCAATTTCTTGTACAAGACCAGCAATTGGCGCATTACCAACAAAACTGGCCATGACCAATAACGACTTTCCTGGTTGATAAGGAAAGTGCCTGCGCGAACGACGAAGCACCGTATCACCAGATGCCACTGTTGTCTTAAGCTCCAAAGAGCTTTCGTTTGTCAGATAGTTAGTTGTACCACCGCTTACTACTGCCTCGTCCCACAGGTCTGTGCGCTTGGTGTAACGCAACATGGAATCAAACAATGTAAATGGCTGGCTAAAGCGCTGCCTACCAAAGGCGTCTAAAGCTCCACTGTCTGGTCCTTGTTGAATAATTTGTCCGCGATGATCAGCTTCTATATGCGTTTCAAACTGCTCACCACCGCGAATTACTTGCCCCATCGTTCTTAGCCTGCCTTTTCCTTATCATAGTCGCAATGTGCTTTGCCATATTCATCTGCCAATGCTTCAAAGGCATCTACTATGTTTTGTGGCGCATAACCACAACCAAGAGCAAATTGATAAAACTGCCGCACTAAACCAGGAGCATTCACGCCACTACATTGATGGTTGATTTCTTGAAAGTTGGCACAGTCCGTTAGCGCAGTAGAGTCGTCAGAGAAACGATGGGAGAAAGTGTAGGAATCAACGAAAGCAGGCATGATAGAAAAGAAGGCTAGTCCGCAGACTAGCCCTGCCTTTTGCCATTGTCAACCGCGTCCTTGCCCAACTGTTTTCTTTTTCCCCTTGCGACGAGGACGTGAATGCTGTCCCTGCCCAATGGAAGTAAGTTTCGGGGCTCCTGGTTGATGGTCGCGCTTTAGCGCTGCGCTACCGCCTTTACTTTTGACTGCCATCTGGATTTTGCAAGTCGTAGATCTGTTCGCTTAATTCTTGCACAGCTTTAACCAGAATTGGAATAATGCCAACTTGGTCAAGCGTAAGTTTGCTTTCCATCTCGCCAACTAGCTCAGGTGCAATTATTTGTACTTCTTGAGCAATGAAACCGAATCGCGCTGGGCAATCCGTTCCTGCTTCATCGGCCCTTTCTTTTTCCGAAATAAACTTAAATTGCACTGGGCGCAAGGCGTTGACTTGCTCGATGCCGTAGTTAAGGGACTCCACGTCTTCTTTCAGCGTTATGTCGGACAGGGCAATAAGCGTACCAGCATTGTTTAGGCCCGCTATGTTAGTGTTTGACCCATCGCGGAACAAATGCGGATAAGTACCATCGTTGCCACGATACCGTTGCTGACCTGTCATCGAAGACAAGTTAAGTTGCGCAGCTTGCAACGTATCGTATGTTTGGATTGTGTTATTGTTGCTTAAAATGTTTAAGGGAGTCGTAACCGTAGCATCTTCAATAGGGTTACATGCCACGATGTTTGAGGTGCTATTGGCGCTAATTGCCACGCCAGTACCATATTTATAGGACGCGCTTGCACCTTTAATAATGTTTGCATTGATAATGTTTCCAGTTGAAGTATTGAAAATGCGAATACCTTGGTCAAGTGATGGCGCAGTCTCAAAAGCTCCTACCGCTGCGTAGATAACATTATTTGATACAGTGCATAGCTTTGATCCGTCCAGTGAGATTCCGTACCTAGCATTGGCAATTAAGCACCCGCCAATGCTTACACTATTTGATCCTAGTATTCGTATCCCTTCGTCATTTGCTACGTTGTTAAGGGATAGACTTGGAATTTGCAGATCTTGAATTGTGACGCCAGTGCTATTTTCGATCCAAATAGCAGCGCCACCGTTGTTAACTGCTTTTACAATATAACCGCCATCAATATTTAATGCTCCGTAGCCGCCCCAGTCTTTGACAAAAATGCCGGTGTCCCTTACCGCATCAATAATAGGGCGCCTGATATGAACATCAGCGTTGTAATCGTTTGAAGTTGGGACAATATACCAGCCAAAATTTCCGCCTGCGGTTTCGCAGCGATCAAAGAAAATATCTCTAGGGTCTTGCCCTACAATCCTAAATCCAGAACTTGTAACAGCAGCAGGTGCGCCTGCCAAATCAACTCCTACATTTACAACCTCGACTGACGCATTGGGTGAAATACCGCCAGCGGTAAATGGAACACAACTGAAATTAACGCCAACAAATAAATTTGTTGATGTGTAACTTCCGCCAGTGTATATGTAGTCCTGTATGATGATGTTCTCAAGTCGGGTATTGACATGTCGGGCTAAATGCACCCCACACGAAAACCCAATAATTCGACAGTCTCTGATCAGTGCGCGTTGGATTGGGTGAGAATATGTTGATGCGGTGCCATTGAGGGCAATGCCACAGTTGCTTGGCCCAGGCGTGGCTGAATACGTTGCAGCCGCTGTTGTCCAGAAGTTGCAGTTTTCAATTTTGCAAAATTCAATAATGTTGCTATTGGCTGGAGCTTGTATTGAAACGGCGGGACCAACGGAAGGATTGATGTAAAAGTTGGGACGTTCTGAGTCGCCAATTAGACCCTGGTAACTAGAAGAGAGAATCAGCGTAGCCGTCAGTTTATAGTTTCCAGATGGCACGTACACCATGCCGCTGGCGTTGATGGCCGCTTGAATCGCCGCCGTGTCATCAGCAACGCCATCGCCAACAGCTCCAAAGTCCTTGACGGACACAAGCTCCTTGAGTTTGCTGTCAATAGTCCGCGCAGTAGCGCCAGATCCAGCTTGAGTGAACGACAGCTTGCTGGCAACGATGCCGGCGCTGGCATTGACATCAGCATTGACGATGCTTGCCGCGCCTGCTGGAATCAACCCCAGATTGGCGCTGGCCAAAGTGCCAACTGTTATCCAGGCATTGTTCGCAGCATTGCGGATCTTCAGCAGTCCCGTGGCCGTATCCGCCCACCACTGGTAGGCGTAGGTGGTGCTGGGTTGTGCTGCCCCGCTGTTCTGGCTGACGATGGCAGCCAGGCCATTGTTCAGGTCAGAGCGGAAGGCGGCGCCGCTTTGGTTGGCAATGATGTAGTCATGTTGCGCCATCGTTAAACCTCGCGGCCGTAGCCGACTGCAGTGTAGGTGAAGTTACGATTCACGCTTGTGCCGGTACTGTTCTTGAATTCTACAGTAAAACCAGTGCGTGTCACACTCGTCACGGTGAAGAAGTCGCCTGTGGCCATATTAAAGCCCGTCACCCCCACATTAGGCGGCTGGTAGAAGGCATTGCCAAAGGTCACGGCATAGGCTCCGGCGCCACTGGCCAGCGTGCCGGACTGTTCAGTGTGTAACTGTAGCTCCATCAAACAGCCCAGCTCATCAATGATGATGTTGGTGTCGGGGTCGGATGATGTGGCCCGCACCTTGAATTGGAAGCCACGGCCACGGGCGATGACATTGGCAAATTCGTTCCAGTCGCCCCACGTTGGGGTACCGGCAGGATCGTCGGTAGTGGTGCGCACGTAAAGCGCAGCATTAACCGTGTCGATGTTGTCTTCATCGATCAGTGGCCACTCGTCAATAAGCGTTGTCCTGTCATCCCACAATGATGTAGGCGACAGTGGGCGTGTGACAAAACGTCGCCGTAGGTTCACGTCATAGACGGCGCCCATGTCCCAGCTACTGCCAAACTCGTACTCGCCTAGCGGGTTGACGCTGCCAACAGCATCCAACGCTACCAGCGCATCAAAATTCCCATCTGTCGCCATGTCATCAATTAGTTGGCCAGAATCAATAATGAGTCCGTCATATTCGGAGGAGTAAAACAAGCCCGCCAAGTTGCCGCTGAATGGCGGAGTCTCCTGATCCTCGGCGTACTGCTTAAACAGCGAGCGTGGTTGCGGCTCGGGAAAATCAGCGACGATAGTGTTAGCCGTTGTGGAGCGGTTGCCGGTGTCATCCTCAAACTTGAGCAGGTAGGTGCCTTCAAGCATCGGCACTTGCTTCTGGGTCTGACTGCCGGCAGCAGCGGCGACAATTTCCTGCGACTCCTCCCAAGTGGCGCCAGTCATAACAGTGCTGTGGCGAATCAACACCTTGCCGCCTAGCAGTACGTCTAGATCAAGCGAGCGATCCCAGGTCAAGATGCCACTGAGTTGATCGCCTGGAATGAGGCTGACATTTTCCACATCCGCTGGCGGTGCGGTCTTGCCAAAGGTTTGCTGTACTAGGAACGCCGGCTCTACGGACGTCCGCAAGTTGGCACCAATTGCGTACACTTCAATTTCATAGACGCCTTTTACTGTGTCTAGGATTTTGTAGTCAACGCGTTGGATGCGCTCATCTGTCCAGTTGCCATTGCGAGGACGCCAGCGAATCCTGTATTGCTGCACTCCTTGCACGCTATCCCATCCGACGACTAGCTTGGCCTTGGCAATGCCGCCTGCATCGTATAAAAGCTCAACGGCGGATAGGTTATTGGGTGCTGCTGGAATTATGCCGAGGTCGCTAATATCACGCTCTTGCAGCGGCTGATCGCGCTCGACATAATCATATTTGCTGCTGTTATATGACAGCGCAGTGATGGCATATTTGGAGCCATCCTGTTCTGCAATGCCGAGTACACGCCACGTGGAGGTTTGGATGTTGGTGGTTTCGTACACCCATACGCTGTTGGCGCCTGGTGCTGTGCTGAATGCACTAGTGACGGTGATTACCTTGCCGACGATGCTTTGCACCGTGCGCAGCTCTACGGCGCCAGTGGGCAGCACTGCTGAGATGGTGCCGGGAGTAGTCAGGCCAGTGGCATCGTCAACCGTGATAGCCGTTGTAGTGGCGCTGCTGATGCGGCCACCGCGTCTGGCGCCAGCTTTCACGGGATCGGCAATGCTGATCACTTGGCCAGGGCGCACGATGACGCCCGCATCCATGCTGGTTGCAAAGGTGACAGTCTCCCCGGAATAGCGTTCGCTGTATAACAACCACTCCCCGATTCGATGCGCTTGGCCTCTGCTGGTACATGCGAATCCGCTTAGCTCGGTTTTCACCACGCCATACTTGGCGATGGCTTCTGCATCTTCCACCACTTCGTAGGCGATGTCACGCAGGCTTAGATCCATGTAGCTGACCACAGCCACATTGGGGCGTGTCTTGAGACTGCTGCCGCTGTAGCTGAAGCCTTCCTCGGTTACGTTGGCTAGCGTGAATAGATACGATGGATCAACGGGTTTATCTTGCGAGACTGTCAGCGAACCAACCGCCCAATACGGCATGGCGCGAAACACGCTGCACATGTCATTGATTAGTTTGTATGCTTCTTCGCTGGTTTGGATGTTGACGTTGCAAGAGAAGCGGGGTTCGTAGCCGCCAAAGCCATCGGGGACAATCTCATTGCAATACTGGCTAGCAGAAAAGAATGACCACTTATCTAGCTGCGCCGTGTCAAGATGCTCGCCTAGTCCGTAGCGAGATGAGCTGAGTAAGTCCCAAAGTATCCACGCTGGATCGCTACACCATTGCGCTGCGCCAAAGGTGCCATTCCAGATGCCTGCGTAAGTTAGGCGGCCATTGGTGTTATCTACGGTGGCATTATTGGGGATGCGTACCTTGATGCCGCGAATCAAATAGCTGCGTTGCGGGATGTTATTGAACTGCTCCGCGTCAATGCGGATGCCAACTAGGGCGCTGTTGGGATAGGCGAGGCGGCTGTAGATGATCTCTGTGTAGCTGGTCCAGGTGAACTCATTGGAGAGGCGCAGGTCGCTGCTATCTGCGCTGATGCGCACCATGCGCACGTCCACGGGAAATGCACCACTGAGATTTACGAGGTACGCCTTTTGGTATGGGTCGCCAGTGCGGCCTGACACGGTGTCATCAATGACGGTGCTAAAGCCGCCGCCGTTGTATTGAATTTGGATTTGCAGGCGAAAACTTTGCCCAACCGTGTCGCCTAAGTTGGTGATCTCCTCTAGTCGCGGCACGCTGATCGTGATGCGCACTGCATCAGTCTGTGAATCGGTGATGGTGCGAGTGACAGGACCATCAT